TCCCTCATTAGGTCTTTCAGCAATGTCAATATCATCAGCATTGTAGTCTCCTACAGCAAGTTCCCATCTTCGTTTAGAAACACGAAATACAATTTCGTCAGTAATACGTAATCCAAATTTACTAATAAATTCACTGTTTTCATTAAATCCTTCTACATTTTGTAAAAGCATTTCAATTTGAAACTGACTTCTAAATTCAGAACGTATAATATCATCTATTCTACCATCCTTAACAACTGCTCTGGGAAGATAGTAAATATCAGTTCCATACAATTTTATTTGTTCGTCTACAAGATTCTGGTAAAGCGCCTGCTCACCAGAATATCCTTTATGGTACTGTGGAAAATAGTGACTGGTAGGCATTTTATCCGATCATGTCTAATGGTGGAACAGCATACTTACTCAAAACTTCACCCTCGATTTGCTCAATTTCTCTAAGAGCATCTTCATAAAGTTGTCTTCCATTCATGGTTAACCCACCAGGAAGTTGAACATTATTATATTTAATTAAATTTTGACCCCACTGTTTTTTAATCAATGAAGTAGCATATCTCTTCAAGAACATATCATTATACATCTCAGTTACATCAGTAGGATCTAATAAACGATGTGCTTCAATTAGAAGATAATTACCTTCTTTTAAATATTTTTGGTTAATATCTAAATATAATCTATCACGACGCATATTGTATCTAAATTGTTGAAATGACCCATTATTTAAAATCATATCCAAAGTTTCTAAATATGATTTAACCATATAGTAACTAAGAATATCAATACTACCGAATTGGTAGATATCATTTAAAAATAATTGATACTCAAGACCAAATAAATTTGATCTAATATTACTTCCAACAACTCCAAACACTTTGCTTATCCCAACTACATGGGGTGGAACTGGGATGTAGTTATTGTCTTCAATCCACTGAGTAGTACCTGTAATTGGAGCATTTGATGTAGTTCCAAATCTGGTAATATCATCTGCAGTTACTTCATATGCAAGATAACATCTCTCCATACCATTGTAACAATTTTCCTGAAAAAATTGAATAGCATCATCAACACAATCATCAACTTGATCATCATCAACGTTAATTTCAAGTACAGGGGCACCCAAACGCCTCAAACAATAATCTGTAAATTCAGTTCTACTTGCTGGTTGAGCCATCCTCGTAACCTACTTTATTAATTATTTATCAAAAGATAGTTGCAAAGGCATATTCACCAAAACCTGGAGGTGGTTGGAAGTCTGCCTCCCAATCAGCAGTATCTACTTCTATCCATCTTCTGTTATTTGGTCTACCACCTTGTCCACCACCTTGTTGAGCAATACCAATTTCTACGTTAACTCCACTCTGTAAAGTAAGGATAGAGGCATCCCAAGTAAAGGGAGTTAAATCAACACCAGTTGTTGATGTAATAGTTTGGGTTGGACCTTGAGCAATAGTGGTTCCATTTTCATAAACTTCTATTCTTACTGTAGTTGTATTGCCATTAGCAGAATTCTTACGAACTCTTGCTCGGAAAGTTTGCAATCCAGCACCAGTTGTCAACACTCCAGTTGGTGTAGGGAATCCTAATACTAATAAGGTGTTTCCATTTGATCCTTGAGTAGTGGCATATGCACCATCAAAGTTATCTACACCTTCATCTAAATCAGCAATAGCCGCAGTTAAATTAACTGCCGATACAACAGAGTCTGGTAATAATAGTTCAGTTGCCATAATATTATACTGGTGTTAATTTAAGTGCGATTGTAACTTTTTCGAATGATGTTACTGAGTTAACTACAAATTCTAACACATCTCCCGAAGAAACTGATACTGGTGTAATAGTTGCAGCATTCTTTTGTGCAGTAGTTACTGATGGTGTGATGATTGAAGACAATCCTGCTGGGAAGTTTGCATATGTATCTTGATTTATTTGAACACCAATACTTCCACTTTGATCTCCAATTATTTTCCAACTTTCTATTTGATAGTCTCCTTCAATAATTGCATATCCTTTACTTCCTACAGTGATTACATTATTGAAACCATCAATAATGAAGTTTATAGTTCTTGCATTAGATACAAACGAAGCATTTTGAGATGCATCAAACTGAAGAATTTCACCAGCAGAACCACCAGCAGCAGGAAGAGTGATAGTATAATTTGAAGTGACTGATGATGGAGCAGTAAGATTTACAAAGTTAGTGTTGTCATCATCAAGGAAACTAATAGATGCTCCATCAAGAATTCTGATAACTCCAGTACCATTTGCATCTAAATCAATATTTCCGTTTGTATCAGTAGAAGTAATTGAGTTTCCATCAATAGTAATATTATCTACTGCTACTGATCCAGCACTAATGTTATCAACAGATAGTGTATTTGTTGTCTGATTATACTTAAATGCAGTTTCGCCAGTGAATGTTCCACTAATATTGTATTGAACAGATCCATCGGCATCTCCACCAGGAGATTGTGTAGTTCCAAGACTTGGGAAGTCCCAAATCAGTGTTGCAACACCAGAAACGATTGAATCAACAACCAATACAGTTCCTGTAGATGTGGGAATTGCATCTGGAAGAATTACATCATAGTTAGTTCCTACCGTAGCAGGAGAAGCAAATGAAATGTAATTACTACTGTCTCCATCAGCAAAACGTAATTCTCCAGCACCTTTCAATTGAAGATCACCTGTAATATCAAGACGAGAATTTGTGTTGTCCCAAGCAAAGTTTGCAGATGCTCCAAGAGATCCTGCGTTATTATATTGAACTTGAGTATCAGATCCAGCAGGAGTTGCAGTTAGATCTGTCCAAGTTAAAGTCCCACTACCATCAGTTTGAAGAACTTGGTTTGGAGTTCCATCATCCCCTGGTAAAATAAGTGTATAATCTCCTGATAAAGAATTTGGAGATTTGATGGTGATTGTACTTGTTCCACCATCAAATAAAATAATCTCTGCCCCAACCGATGCAGTACCGCTAACTATTTCTGGATTGACCAGTATTTGACCTCTTGATAATGCCATTATGCTTGTGCCTCCTGCCATCTAATGAGTAGGTCTACTGATGCAGTTGCTGATTGACCACCAGTAGTGTTGTTAGTAACATAAATTACGATAACATCTGGACCATCTGGATATGTATTGTTACCACCCAAAATAGAATTTTGGAGTTCTTTAACTTGTCCCAATCCAGCTCCAAATTGAGATCCTCCAACAGGAATTCCAATAGTACCAGAGGTTGACAAGAATCTGAACAGAACTTCTCCGTCTATTGGAGTTCCTGTATTGGGACTAAGAAGATCCCCTCCAGTTGTCGCATATTGTGCAAATGATGGTTGGAAAACAGTTGCAGCACCAATTGTTGCTGTATTTGCATTTTGCCAATCAACAGCTCCAAGATTACTTGGATTTAGAATTGCAGTGACTTCTAAGTTTGTGTTATTGTTATTATTAATAGAAATATCAGTGAGTTGAGTTCTTGAACGATTTAATGTTTCTCTTTCTCCCAGTTCGCCAGGAAGTGAGTTTGATACTGATGGAGAGGGTCTAAATGCAGCTAACACACGAGATGTACCACCAGGAATAGTAAAATCAGCAACAGATAAGTTAAATGAATATCCACTATCTTCATCAAAACCACCATCCATAATGACGGCAGATCCCCAGTGAGAAACTGTTGGCGCACATGTAGTATTAAGTAAAATAACACCAGATTTAGCAGGATGATCGTATGCTGTTGATGCACCCTGGAACGTTCTGGAAGATCCAGATAAGAACAAATCATATGAAGTTGCTCTTGTAGTTCCTGTTAAGGTATTGCCAGATTTACCAGTGTATGAAATAACTTCATGCCTAATTGTCCCACTTTGATCACTGGTAATTAAAACATATTCTGGGTATGTTGCTGATGCATCGGGGAATAATGATGCATCGGCAAGTGTAAGATCTCCAGAAGTTCCAGATGTTGCTGCTAACTTACCCAATATAGTGGAATTATTAACTTCATAACGAGCTGGTAGGTTACCAGATCTCATATATGCTTCGTCGTTAACATTATTATTAGTCATACGATGAACATTAATCCATTCACCACGAGCACCACGAACCATAAAGTCAATAAATCCAGCACCATACCAAGAATACTGAATTCCAACCATCTGCATCTTTGTAAGATCTATGTGATATCCAGATGGTGTATCTGTTCCATCAATACGATCTAAATTAAATTGAGATTGAGTAACTCTCATTTCTTTCACGAGAGTTGCTTTTACATCAGATACAGTAACTCCACGATTAGCAGGTGTTAC